ATGAGGGCTACCGCCTCATCCGTCCCAAAGGCTTCCTTCAGCTCCCTCTTCTCTACCGCATCTATGGTGTCCCCGTATTTGCTCTTCAGCTCCGTCAGTATCTCCGGCATGGAGAGGAGCTGGTTGTTGGTGTCAAGGAATGTCAGCCCAAGCTTCTCCCCGGCACTGGATGCCTGATTGAGGAATGACTTGTACTTCGTTGCCGCTTCAGAACCGGACATTGTGGTCTGAAGCTGTCCCATGATGGCAAGCTGCTCCTCAAGTGGGACATTGGCATTTGTGGCTGTGGCTCCAAGTGCTGATATGGCACTCGCCATCTCGGAGCCGGATGTCTTATAGTTCTTAACCGCTGTTGCTATCCCGGCAGAGAACATCTCCCCAAACTCAAGGTCTGACATATCATCATAAAAGCCTTTATAGATACCGTACCCTGTAGCGAACAGTGAGCCCATCTCTTCCGTTGTTGATTTTGTGGCTTTTCCCGTAAGGGCTGCCAGTTGCGTGAACTGTGCCACGCCTTCATCCGTCAAGGATGCTATTCCTGATTTTATGTCATAGGATGCCGTTATAAAGTCCGCTTTGCTTGTGCCTGCCCATGTGTCAGAGAAGCTCTTTGCCGCATCCTCCACCGCCTTCAGGTCTTTCACTCCAAGGGAGGACAGCTCCCCTAGTGCGTTCTGTGTGTCAAAGGTGGATGTGACGGTCTTCATGCAGAGTCCGGTGATGCCTGCCCCTATCCCTGCCATTGCCGCCCCTGCCTTCTGCATGGTTCCAAAAGCGGAATTGAGCCTGTTGACAACGCCTGACACGTTATCCCCGACTCCTCCCATCTGACCGGACAGGTTATCTACCAAGTTCAGGATGACAGACAATTTGTATACAGACTCCATACCCATGCAACCACCTCCCTGTTGCTTTTTTCCCAATTTGTGGTATACTTATCTTCAGAAGTCCATAGAGGTGTGCTCAAGTCCCACAGTTTCCGGCTGTGGGGCTTGTTTTATTCGTCTTCAAAATTGTCCGCTATCCCTTTTGCTACCCCTGCCTCGATATCCTCAATCCTCATGTCCCTTGCACAGTCCGCTTGACCATACAGGGAAAAGAACTCATCAAAGGTCAGGTCTTCAAAGCTTTCCGGAAGCAGTTCCTTGGGAAGGTAGGTGTATATGACCATCTTCCCATAGCTCACAAAGCTGCTCTTGAACTGCTCCTTGGCATCCTCTACAGCTTTT